TCTTTGCCGATGCTCCTCGGTGTCGTTTATGTGGACAGTTGCCTACGACTCTCGGTGATTTCATATACTCACAATTTCAATCTTTATATAAATGTGAGACATGTTTCAGTGTGTACCCTCATTTTCTCGCACATGAGCAGTATTACAAAACTTGGATCCATACCCATGTGTATCCGTTCTCCAAACACCACAGACGCAAGACAAAATAATACTACCTCTTACACTATCTTGCCTTATTATATAAGCATGGTTAATTTATAGAAAGGAGTCAACCATGTTTAAGCGAGCAACTAAATATTTTACAGAGCTATCCAACTCTGCAGAATACAAAAATGGTACAAAATGTTTCTCAGGAGGCGTCTTAGTTACAGAGGCTCAAGCAATATGCCAACATGAAAATGTCTGGACTTGGTCACCTAGTGATGTGGAAGAACTTACTATTGTTCGTATGCCACATCAACCTATGCCATGTGCCGAATCTATTATGGTAGTATATGAAAAGTTTTTTCACAAAGAAATCGGTAAAGCAAAACCTATTAAAGAAGTTTGGTATTGCGACTGCACACACAGTCTCGACTCATGTTTAAAAACTGTCACTAATAACTTTTTACTTTAGGAGGTAACAATGAATATTATAAATTTTGATGATACTAATGTATCTTATCACGAGTACTTCGCCAATGTACTCTCCGTCTGGGCTTACAGTAATGGCAGACGTTGTGGGCTTGGTCCATTTAGTGCCGAGCAAAACATTCAAGTCGGGCATTATATATACCGACTTAGTTACAATCGGGTGTTTTACATTATGGCTGATCCACGTACCAAATCTCTTATTGTAAATTATAAGTGGGAAGATAACATAGAATCTTTGCAGTTTGTAGAAGCCGAGTGTCAGCTAGGTGAAAAACAATTACAAGTATGGCTATGGTCAATGGTTCACGACGATCCAATGTTTTACAAAACGGAGGTTGCATAATGTCTACACGAGCAGTCTACAGTTTCACATGCGAACTCACTGATGAAACAATTTACTTTTATAAGCATCATGATGGTTATCCAGAAGGTGCTCATGGTGCTTTAAAAAGAGTGGAGTGTGTTATCAGGTTAGAAAATAATTTAGCAGGGATAAAAAAAGTGATGAAAAGCATCGGTGGTGAACAACTCTTTGATTACGAAGAGTTTATCGGTGCTGACCATCAACACCAATACAGAGCAGAGTTGTTGCGTCCAACACGAACTTACAGCTCACATGAAGTTGTATTACATCACCACGACTGTGATAATAAAACAATTAATATGTATTCTCTGGATCTTAACAAGGATCAGCCTTTTCAGTAAAAGAGCATTTAGTACTACCTCATGAACTATCATGGGGTACACTATATGTATATTTAAACTTTAACTTCGTAAGGAGAAAACAATGAAAATAGACGCAATAGAAAATATTCTAAATGACATGTTACAGTCACTGTATGAATTTAAAAGTGGTGATGTTGTATACTATCAAAGACAAGTCAATAGAATTATCAACCATGTTAAAAACCAAGACAAATCAAATAAAGCATTGTTGATCGATAGAAAAACGCAAGATTATCACATAAACGATTTATTAAAAGGGAGGCAGTAATGGGATATGTAGATTTTAGTGAGTCAGAAATTGAGTTCATGGCTAGTACCTTGTATTACTATCACAATAAGTACTACATGACTCCGCACGAAAAATTACTCTACAATAATATATTAAGCAAATTAGGATCACCAAAAAGTAATGGCAGTCCTTGGAATGGTCATTATCCATATGTTTATGGCGATCTTCACAAGCCTCTTCATAATGGTAGCTTTCCAAGTTTAGAGGCTTACAACAAAGCTGTCAAAAGAGGAAAAACTAACAAAGGTACGAAAATGGCTGACTATTGTTGGTTTGTAGAAACAGAAGTACCACCCTATCATGAGGAGAGGATAATACATTATGCTTAAACACGAAAATTATATGCTA